TTAGAAACTGTATTCTTTTCGGTGTAGCTGGATGTGGGGCCAGTCTTTGAACGATACCCAATCAGCACCAAATTCAATCAGTATCCCGAGGTGGTCAGCAGCACGTCTGAAAGCCGCTATGACAGGTTTAAAATCTTCAGGGTTCCATGATACCGGATACGGAACAATGTCGATTGCGTGGCCTGTCAGGTGAGCAGAATTCATCGTTTTCGATTTACCCTCTTTAACCAGTTCCTTCTGGCGTTGAGGTGTGCGTAAACCTTCGGTAACGATAAAATCACGGTCGGTTAGCGCGAGAGCAAGATCGGCAACCTGACGTAAATCAGGGTGAATACCGGCCATATTATTTTTACTACGGGTGGAGAATTTAAATTTATTCATGTTAATACCTGTATTTTTTATTCCATACTGGTATTTATCTTCAGATATACTGGAACAGATACCCAATCATGTTAAACCCACGAAAATAATATTCGAGATACCCACAGCAAACTGCACGTGTGTTGTAGTCGTAAGGATTAACGATATCTATTTCACGGCCTAACTGAAAACGAAATACGGGTTTCTTCATCTGGGTGCTGGCAATAAAACACTGGTTTTCGTTAACCAGCATATCCTTAAATCTTTTCTGTTTGATAAATTTCTTATCGAAGGCATATGTTAAGGATTCGGGATTGATGCCGTTCAGATATACAGCGGGTAAATCAGTGTGGTCATAATACGGAAAGTCTGTTGGGTTCATCGGTCTATCCTGTCGTTAAACATTTTGATTACCTTCTGTTCGAGTTCGGGCCATTTAATTGGCTTCTTCCTTACGGAAGTTCTTTTTATTGCGATTAAACGATCTTCTCTTTTCTTCGCAGTCTTATTTATCAAAATGGAATTGTCAGAATGGTTAACCCGAACATACGAACCATTAGCAAGATTCTTTCTTAATCCTTTAATGTTTCCGTATTTGTCGGTGAATCTCTTCGCGACCGGAACCAGCGAGGTTGTAGGCTTCTGCTTATCGATCAGTGCGCAAAGATAGATATTCTGAATATCCTTTATGCCGATCTGATACAGCCGGGTAAATCTTCCTGTTCGGGTTGCCTTGTAGAAAATGCCCGATTTGGCTGTAAACGGAACTGGCGAATCAATAGCCCGGTTTACTTCTTTCTGGACATATTCAGATAGCATTCCGGCAACCTTAAACATTTTTCTTTCGTAAGAATCACCTGTCTGGATCCGCCACTTTTCCATACGTTGTAGCGTTCGTCTTAGTTCAGCTTTGTTCCTTGCCCGGATACGTGATGTGGAAGATGCCATTATAACCCCCCAAAAACTGTTAGCATTGACATAACAGAACCAAACACAGAATCAACCGGGACAACAGGTAAATTAAAAACTGAAGCAATGATGTTATAAAAAATAACGATAAACATCAGAATTATGACAATCTTCTTCGATCTAATTATCCATGTTTTTATTTTTCTCATTTGCACGTCCTTTCAGGATGGTAAGGATCTCCGTAATATCACGACGGATACCATTAATGGTTTCATCAATTTTTTCAATTCGGTTCTCCGTTGTTCCTTGTTTCTTTTCAAGAGTATCAATCTTTAATTCCTGAAGTGAATTCGTCGATTCAATTAAAGATAAACGTTGCTCGTGTTTTGTTCGGGTATGAGAAATACTGTGAAAAAGTTTCCACAGTGCGCCGATAACCGCAGCCCCGGCCCCGGTAGCCGCGTAAATGTCAAATTCAAGCATAATTAATGCCCCTTAAAAGTTAAATTGCATCTTTATTTAAGGGGCTTTATTTATCAGTTCTTAAACACTAACGCCGTAACTGAACCGGTAAATGCGTTTGAAGCACCATTTGCGCCTGTACTGCTTCCACTTACACGAAGTGTTGCAGACTGGCCCGCCGGTAACTCAAAACTGTACTGAGCAACCCCCGTTACAGTCTGAGAACTGGACGAATGCGCAACCGCTGTTGCTACCGCAACGCCGTTTACGTACAACGTCAAGGCTGATGATGCTGCGAAATCATGCTCACCAGTGGTTCGGCCTGTTGCGGTTGTGATTATCGCCGGTATCGACACCATCCGGTTAAACGGCATTGGAGGGATCGTATTAACCACACCGTTGGTTAACGAGTAGCCTTTAGTAACGTCACCTTCAATCTGGTTCGCTGTTAACGTTCCGTGGATTCTACAGTTCGCCCCGATTTCGATGTTGTTCATGTAACCTGAACCTGCGCGTAACTCACCAGCAAAGTAGCCACTGTTGGCGTTGACGTTCCCCGTAAAGCTACCTGAAGCCGCTTCAATATGTCCGCGAGCAAAGATATTATTGAAATAAGCACGACCATCTTTGAAAATGCCCCAGCCTGTATTACCTGTGCCGTCCCAGGTGTTGGAGTTAATCTGGTTAGCGATCTGGGCACTGCCAATCTGGGCGTTACCGATTTTCGCGGCGGTAATGGAGCCATCAACAATTTTCGCGGTATCAATCGCCGCGTTGCCAATTTTCGCGTTACCGATAGAACCGTCCGCAATGACCGCCGAATTGATAAACACTTTGTTATTCTGAACCGCGAAGGGAATTACAGGCGCTGCCGTGTTTGTCGCATCGGATATCACCATGAATTCTTTCGCGTTGAAATAAACAGCGCTTTTACCTGATGCAGAATCCGCGATCAGTTGCATACCCGTTACAACACCGTTTGCATCAAGCTTCAGCGTGTAGTTTGCGTTAACCTTATTGGTCAGGTTATCAACCAGCGTTTTGGATTGTTGCGTTACCGTGGCGATCTGACCTTCAACGTTTGATTTAACTTGCTGTAGGGCTGTGCTCTGCGCGGTATCCTTCGTGGTAATCGTCTGGTTGAGTGTGTTCACTTCAGCGGTAATCTTACCTTCAAGGCCCGACTTAACCGTCTGTAGGGCTGTTCCCTGCGCTTTATCACCATCACTAATCGCTTTGGTCAGATTAGTAATCGCGCTGGATAGTCCGTTTGCGGCGTCGGTCTTCACCTGATCAAGTTTTGATGTAACCACGGCATCACCGTCCTGAACAATGGTTTTCAGGTCGGTCACGCTGGCGGCAATGTCCCGTTGGTAGTCGTTAGTAATACTGGTTTTTAGTATGTCGATTTCCGCCTGTAAAGCATCATTAGCCTGCTGTAAGGTCTTCTCTGCCATATCCTCAAATTTTGGATCAAGGTTAAGGAAATCTTCGAGTGCTTCCTTGTCCTGTGATGTCCATTCAACACGCGACTGAAGATCAACATACTGCGCCGCACCGTAAATCACCCCGTCAATGCCGAACATATCGAACCCGGCCCCCCGGACATAATAAGCCCCGTCCGGCAAATTAATTGTTGCCAGTTCAATGGCGTTTCTGGCCTGGTGGATCCTGAGATTCTGGGTAAAGTTGGTATCCGTTGCCGTCTGAATAATCACCCCGGCATAGTCTGGTTCGGTTGAATCAGTCCACTGAGTGAAGATAGCGCCGTAACCCGCAGAGGCAACAAAACCCTTCAGGGCTTTATGCTGTTCGTTCTTAACCGTTAATACCGTTTCAGTTGACTTCATTCCGCCAAAGCCAATAGCGCTGACGCCTACCTTAATTTCACGTGAAAGGATGTTGCTCTGGTTCATCGCGAACGTGTAATCCCAGGAGAGATTACGCGTGAAATAGGTATACGTGGTGTTATTAGTTGTGACACGAATCTGGTAGCGGTCGAACACATCAACAAATTTTCGCTTCACCCCGTTAACATCAACGTCCAGTTTTGACTGATCGTCCCATTCAAAAAAGAAATCGGTGTCTGTAGTAATTAATCCGCCAGTGGTGGTTGCGTTACGCAGTTTGACGACTGGCGCGGGCAGGGCGTATGTCACGTCAGGATTCTGGTTAATCAGCGTTACCCAATCGGACTGATAGAATAAGCCCGCAGCGCAAATACGGTAATCATAATTCGTCCCTGTCTTCAGCCCGGTAATGGTAAAACTATACTGTGATGTCGAACCGATACTAATCCAGTAATTCGAACCGGATTCTTTATACTGGATAAAGAACTGATAACGGTTAAAATCATGATCACAATCCCAGGTAAGCAGAACATTTTTACCGTAGACCGTTTCACCCGTCGCCATAGCTTTGAAGTTATAAGGCGTTTTCAGGCTTGATGAAATACTTGATCCTGTATTATCCGGTTTAACCGCGTAATCCATATCAGTATAAATCTGTGAATTATATTCAACCGCTGTTACCTGAATTGAACCAACCATACCGGATTCCATTGTTCTGGTAATTGAAGTAACACGGAACAGGGCATCTTTCAACTGCAATTCCTCATTGCTGAATTTAATCACGTCCCATACCTGAAGTGTATAAGCGTCAGCGGTAGCAAAAGAAAGCGTTTGGGTTAGCTTGCATTTATTGCGCTCGATGCTGGATAATTTATCAAGTTGAGCTGTGTCTTTAACAAACCGATATGTAACATCTTTTGCTATAATACGACCATCTTTTGCAATTACCGGGTCGTTATTTGGATCAGAAGGGTATCGCAAAATGTTTTGTGCATAATCAGCGTTCGGATCGTTAAACGCAACGTTCAGAGTGTTGAAGTAATCCGTGGTGGAACCATCGGTATATTCAACGCTGGTAGCCAGAATATTAGATTCATCAAATGAATATTTTACAACGTCCGGGCCATCTAATTTACAAACCAGTTTTCCGAACGATTCAAAGATTACCCCGCCGAAACCTAAACAGAGATCGGATAAGTTACTTTTAAAAGAACTGTTCGGGTCGGTTGAACCATGCGAATAAAAATTATTCGTCTGAACAGCAACAGCTTTAAACGAATCCAGATCGATATTTTCAAGCGGAACACCTAAACCATAATTAGTATTGGTCAGGTAGTCCACAGCTTGTGAAGCGCCGTTAGTTGAAGCCCAACGTGACCCATCGGTTAAATCTGTGATAAGTGTTCCCGATAGATCAACCGCAACCTGTGAATTAGGCTGGAGGATATCCACACCCGAAGTTAGCGCATCCTGGGTTTTCTTCAGGACAACACACATTGTTGCGATGCCGTTACCTGTATTAGTTGAAGGCCATTTATCCGCGCCGAGATATTTTGAAGCAAGGGTTAAGTGTCTTCCGTTCTGAGAACCAACACTGAATTCAACCTGAACAACGTCACGGTATTGCGAAATAATGTTATTAGAAGCGACCACACCGTCGCGGTAAACACCATCAGCAAGGATTTTTTTGTTGTCCAGGTACAGGTTTTTAAAGGAATCAATCTGGCCCAATGCAACCGCATAAATGGAAACCAGATACATATCATCGTTAACTTTCCCGGTTCCTTTTACGTCCTTGTAAACGCAAATTGCGCCTACGCGGGAATTCCCATACACAACAGGAACTACCGATTTCGGATCGGTGCTTGTTCCGATTGTTGAAGCGGAATCAGGTGAATTAAATTTGGGAACGGTCTGCTTCATAGCCTGATACGTTACCAGGGCAGTCACAGCAGCCGCAGCAACAGCAATTGCCACAATTGCAGTAGTAGCAAGCGCAGCCATTGACGCAGCCGCAGCAGCGGAAGCAGCCGCAACCGCAGCCGCAATTATTACTGGTGGCATTATTTCACCCCCAATAATAGATCGTATTCGGTATCAAATAATGGAACCATCTGAAATACACCATCCTTAAGCGCAAGAACGAAACCGGAATAAACAATTCCAATGTGATATTCGTTCAGGCGTCCGGCTTTGATTTTTTTTATGGTTAATCCACCATCTGAAGGGATATCGGTTTCCTGGTAATATTTTTTGAGGAAATCAACCGCGTTTGTATAACCGATTTCTTTTTTGGCGAGCGCATACCCTGATTTCGCATCAGTATATTTTTGGAAAATTTTATCGTGGTAATCGGTATCAAACAGGATATCAACAACTTTTAACGTTGCGATGTTGCAATCAACAATACCGTATTGAAGCGGTTTGCCGATGAGTGAGTTAATATAATCTGTTAACTGTGCTTGTTTCTTAAACATGGGTATACCCTTTAAAAGTTTATACCCGTATTTATTAAAGTTATTTTTTTGTCATCCAGACTGCTTCTGAATTCCATTTCCCGATCTTCTGGAAAAAGGTATCATGGCTGTTACCTGCATAAGAACGGTGAACACCATCAGAAGCGTGATACCTTGCGGATTTATTCAGCACCTCCCAGAAGTTATTTATTTTGATTTCAGTTTCTGATGTCATTTCTTCATCATGCCCGTAATCAATACGGATGGTTGACGAATCTATCAGGCCCCGAAACACACCGAAAGAAGTCTGAACCTGACCGGTTTGAGGTGAGAGGAATACCATAGAAATGGTAATGATCGCCCGGTCAAATTTCTTGTTACGGATCAACTGAATATATTCCGGGCGAACATTAGAGATTTTAACGCTCATCCCGTTATTATTGATTTCCTTTGATTCTGGACTGTTCTGAACGTCAAGAAAATCACCGCTTGCAATATACAACTGGTTATTAAACATTATGTCATGATAACCATCACAAATTCGCAATTCACCGGATCCGTCACCAAATCTAATACTGACGCAATGATAAAGACTGCCCGTTGAAAATACATGCTTCATGGTGAGCCGGGTCAGATTTGTTCCCATGCGCTCGTTATATACACTGATAAAATCAGCATTGCTACACAGCGCGTTAAATGATTGAATAATGTCCATTCAGATCGCCTCTGTTGTTTCTAACTTGAGTTGAACAATCTGGGTCAGCGGGATATCTACCGTTCCGGTTGTCAGCATCAGCGTTAATGCCGGGTTTTGATACCTGATAATTTCGCCTGCCTGCACCTGCTGGCGCAGATTAGGAAAAATGGTTGCTGTTCCGGTTGCCCGGTCATAATTCACTATCTCGTAAACCTTCGGGTGATTCTGAAAGTTAAACTTTGTTCCCGGTTCGAGTTCAGCAGACATACCCACGACACGCCCCCCGGCTGTTGGTGCGGTGGTCGTGGAGATAGCGGTAGTCTGTTTCCCTCTGTATTTCATGTTTACAGAGCGGGAGAGGGAGAAGGTAAATGGCTTACCGTAACGGTATTCAGCCAGCCATTGCTCAAAAAGGTATTGATCCTCAGCCTGAAAGGAAACATCCATATCTAACTGATAATACTGAATGCCCGGAAAGCGTCTGGTAACGGATCCGTTAGCGTTTTTATTCTGAAAGAAAGGGGCAACGGATTTAACCGAAGCCCCAATTTTAAGTTTTGAATGATTGAAAATATCGACTGACATAATAAGCCCCTGTGTATTTACCCGTATTTAGGGACTTACATTGATCGCCTTGTTGCCTCATCAACCAGCCGCCTGATCTCCTGGGGATGTTTTTTAAGGGCTTCCATTACCATACGGTCAGACGAGTTCACGTTACCCGAAATATTCAGGGGCGCGTTGATCGTTATTGGCTGGCCGCTACCTTCAGAATCATTAAGGAACGTCTTCAAATCGGCGTTTGTGCGTTTATCCACCACACGTTCACCCCGATCCAGTAACCAGGTGCCTTCTCTGGGAACGTTATCAATACCATCGTGTGCCATCCCTGCAAGTTTGGTCGATTTGATACTCGCTACCTGTTGGAGTGCCGCAGCCATTTTGGAACCAGCAAGCAGGAACCCAGCCCAACCGCCTTTAGAAACGCCGTCAGCATATGCTGTGTACGCCGCCATAGTCGCCTCGGCTATTGCTGCCCCTTTTTGAAGGGCAAACGAAGCTAAAGCAGCTTTTTTTGACTGCCCGCCGAAAGCATCAAGCATTCCACCCGCCGCCATCATGTAATCGCTGTACTGCTGAACCTTAGCGGCGTTTGTCGCTTTATCTATTTCGCGTTCGCGTTCAGCATGGGCGCTGATAATCGCCTGCTTTCTGCTTTCAAATTCTTCGACCGCGATAAGTTTTTGCTCGTATGAATTCTGAAGGTTTTCGAGATCTCTGGTGTATGCCTGTTCAGACGCCTCCTGAACCTTTTCAATATCTTCAAGGTTCATACCCAGCACGAAAGAACCAAAGTTTTCAGCGTAGGCATCCTGTAATGTCGCCTTTCTCTGATGATAGGCATCTTCGGAAATCAGGTTCTGTTCATACAAATCATCCAGTGATTTGAAGGATTCCTGTAATTTAGATTGTGCGCTGGAAATGGTCGCGGCCTGCGAGGAATACGAATCAATGGTGAGTTTGTTTAATGCATCAAATGATGATTTTTTCCATTGCTCATACTCTTTCTGACGCTGTTCTTCCTCACGTTGGGCTTTATCAGCCGCCGCTTTCGCTTCACGCGCTGCCTTGTCCGCTGCCGCTTTTGCAGCCTTATCAGCTTTTTCCTTTTCCGCAGCCGCTTTTTCAGCGTTAACCCTGGCGATCTCATCGTTAATTCGTTTGGCTTCGGCTTCGGCTTCTTTACGTGCGGCAATGTCTTTCTGGTTTTGCTGAAAGTTCTTTTCAGCCTTTTCCCGCGCTGCCGCAACGTCTTTCTGATACTTCTGTTCGGCTAATTGCTCTTTTGATATGTGTCCAAAGCCCTGCTGTTGCTGGCCCCGACTCATACCAGAAGCACCCAGCACCGGACCACCCATCTTTTTGCTTACTTCAGCAAGTTCGCCTTTAACCTTTTTGCACCAGTCGTATAAGTCGGACATCTTCTGGGCGAAGGGGGCCAGCCCGTTAGCCAGAGCGGAAGATGATGCATCCTGGAATTCACTAAGGCGCGTTCCCAGTTCCCTGAAAGCCTTAATTGAATCTTCAGTAACGCTTACCGATTGTTTACCTACTGCGTTCATCGCTTCCTGGTCAGTCTGGTAGTTCTGCAAATGAGAAATCATTTCAGACGAACCGCCCGCTAACGCTTCCATTGAAGCACTAATTTCGGATATGGATGCACCCGCTTCACGCATCTTGTAAAACAGGCTAATCGTTGCGTTGATACCACCGTTTGCACCTGCAATATGCGCGGTGAAGTCTTCAAGTTTTAAGCCGTATTTCTTCAGTTCGTCAGCAATACCACCACCAGCACGAACCGCCGCACCGAAGTTTTTCAGGGCATCTTTGTTCATGTCTGCGAAATTAGACATTTCCATCCCGGTAGCAGCGAATTCAGCTTTTAGCTGTTGGAGCGTGTCCGAAGTCATTCGTGCTGTCTGGGCTAACTGATCGATCTCACTCGCTTTCTGTGCTGAAGCCATTAATGCTGTGATACCGGCAGCAGCAACCCCCAGCGAACCCCCCAGCAGCCTGAACGCCGGAGAAAGTCCCCCGGCGCTACTGATGCCCCGACCGAGCGAACCCAGGACACCGTTCAGATCCGTAGCCTGATTAGCCAGGCTATCTAATAATCGCTCCGCACCGTTAACACCATCTGCAAGACCGGAAATATTAGCGTTGATATTAATATTGTGATTGTTATTATTTGCCATTCACAACCCCTTTCTTTTTGGTTAAGGCTTCCAGTTTTTGACGGTCTTGATCCGAAATACCCGCTAAAATACCAGCCATATGTTTCATCGTTTTTGTCTTGTTAATTTCTTCAATTTCTTCCTGGGTTTTAAAAATCCGGTCAACTGGAATAAGCCGGAAATCACTTACTTTCATTGATTTCAAACCCTGCTTAGTCATGTTCCCGGATGATCGGTAAATGGCATCCTGCAACAGTGCAAAATATGTATCAATGACAACAGGTGATTGCGGTTCAATATACTGATCGAATATATGAAGTTCGAAAAAAGTAACCAGATCAAGATTCATCTGTTCTTCGAAAGTCAATCCCTTGCGAAGCATCAGACGATATTTAAAACTAAGGAAGGGGTTGCTTCGGACTTTTTTTCGAATTCAACCAGATCCATTACAATAGATACTTCAGAAATAAGGCTGATAAGATTCGAGCGGGCAACAGTGTAAAGGCGTTTAATCTGTTCGATATCGGTGAATACCGGGTTTCCGTTTTCGTCAATAATGCAGCGTAAAATAGTGACTTCGTCACGGTCTTCTTTGTTCGGGTTAGTGATGTGATCAATATATTCTTTCATCATCATCGGACGTGCATAAAAAGTATGTTCACCCATAGTAATGGATTTACGAGGAGGACATAAATCCAGCATCATTTTATCTGTGTTCATTTTGAATTCTCGTTATTCGTTGAAGTTACTTTTATTTAGAGATAAAAAAAGCGCTACCGAAGCAGCGCTATTAAATTACGCGTTTGAACCCGTGCCACCGGAGCCGCCACCGGAGGAGGTGTTATCAATCACTCCAGTAGTAACCTGTTTATCAACTGTAAGGGTAAAGTTCAGGGTTACAGCAGAATCAGAGCCGCCAGTGAAACCGGAACTGGTAATAAAGCCGTTGAAAACCTTAGCCATGCCAACAGTGCGGGTTTCATCAGTCCAGTAAACGATCTTGAACTGACCACGTGAGCCGCTTTCAGCCATCGCCCGCAATGATTCATGAGTGGATTCATTCGGAATGTAGTTCACCGAAAACGCCACATCAGGAATACTTGCGCGACCTACCAGCTTTCGGGAAATCGGGCTGGAAAAGTTCGGCACTTCAATTGATGCTCGTTCGATCCCGGTTTCAGGCCATACAGAGAGTTCTAAAATCCTGGTGAAATCCGGCCCGTTAATGTTTTGATTGTCGATAGAGCTTGATACAAAAATATCTGCGTATAGCCCTGCAAAGATATCATTTGCCATTTTTAAAAACCTTTAAATTTATCAGGGGAAGAATTCCCCCCTGTATTTATACGAGTTCAGAGCGCTGTTCTCTTAATTCAAATAATCTGGCTTCATCTTCTTGCGTTGCCTTACCAAATTCGATTTTATCTTTCAGCGCTTCGATTTGATTGCTTAATTCACGGATTTTATTTGAATTGTCAATCTTATTCAGTTGATCAATTTGTTCCTTTGTGCGTTCAACCCATTCACTGTTAATCCAGTCGTAATTCTCCCCAGGGGCAATACTAATTTTATTTTGCTCTAAGAGTTTTTGATAAGTTTCTTTACTGGCTGGGTCGTCTGGCGTAGCGGTATAAGGAATCCACTCACCGTTAAACTTCACATCGAAATCAATATAATGGTCAATATGTTTTGACCGTGGTTTTTTTGCTGTATTAAAGTCAATCATAATTAACCTACACGTTTCCATATAGTTGTGCGGTGTGCATCGTTAGTAGTTAACGCCCTGCCCGAAAGTAACCATACTCCAGGTAATGCAGTATTACCGTCAACCGCACCGTCAGCCGTCGATGGTCGTAAATCTGAGCCATTTACATAAGTTCCCTGACCGATTCCACTTCCACCTGTCCAATAGGCCATCATATAAGAACCGATATCATAGATACCTTGTATTTTATATGCGTTTACGGTATTAGTAGATTCCTGTCTGGCCCATGCTGCCGCGCGTTCGTTTGCAACGCTGTAAATGTAATTTGTTAACCAGCCGCCATATACAGGCCCGTAAACGTTACCGTCCGTATTAAGATAAGAAGATCCATTGCCGGAATATACAATACCCGCTGATAACAAATCACCACCACTAACACGCCCCGCAGCGGCTATTGAAGAATCTGCCGTTAATGGTTTCATGATCTGAACGCGGTCTGTATAAAATCCAGATGCGCGAGCATCATACCCAATAATAAGAGTTCCCGAACTTGCGCTGTTTGTCGTTAAACTTGCTGATAAGGTTACGTTACCGTTTCCATGATCCGCTAATAACCTTGCGCTGTTCTGACCTAATATTTGACCGCCTGTATATTTAGTTATACCACCCGAATAGATAGCACCGCTGGAAATCGTCCCGTTTGCATTAATAGTGCCAGGGGTGCTAAAAGAAGCCGCATTAACATTACCACTAGAACTGATAGCACCAGAATTAATAATTCCTGATAATGTCAGACTGGAATCTTCTAGCGAAACAGATTTAGCGGCTGTTCGCATACGTAAAATATTATCACTACCAGCCCAAACTAACGCCTTTTCGGTTCCGTTTGATTGCCTGAACCATACATGCGAATTACCGTCATTCCATGTTTCTAATGATCCACCTTTTGAAGCAATAGCAACGTCAGAGTGAATAGCACCTGTTGCCGCAATGCCTTTTGTTATCAGCAATCCGTTAGTGGTTACATTACCCGTAAAGGTCGAAGCACCGCTAACAGTTAATGACGTTGTGCTTACAGCTTTAGCGACAGTATTACCGTTCAGGGTAGCCACACCGGACACAATTAACGGGCCAGTAATTGAACCGCCAGCTAATGGCAAATAATCAGTATCCAGACTTGCGCCAACCAGTTTACCTGAACTATTTACAAGTTGACTGGTTCCTTTCCAGGTCATTGGTGATTCCAGGCGAACAGTATTAGTATACTGGCTTGCACTACCCGCACTTGAACTATATCCCAGATAAAGATCACCGGATGAAACACCGTCAGTTTTCAGACCAGCTGAAATAGTTACGTTACCGTTATTATGGTCACGCAAAACTACAGCACCACGCGCCATTTTTATCATTGAAGTTGCACTATCATGCAAATTCAGGGAAGTTGTTGTTCTGGCATCAATTTCAATATTACCGCTTCCGATTACCGCCATTTTACCCGTGCTTGCCTGGATCCTTACGTTATAATCAGAACTTGTCCCATCGGTATGAAAATCAATATACGGACTTGTGGCATTGGTCAAAGAACCGATTTCAATACCGTTAGTGGTAGTTGACTCACTATTTAATGTTAATTTTGATTTCGCGGTTAATTCATTACCCGCTGCAATTGTTCCGGTTGAAGTTAAAGCGCCTGTTGTGGTAGTGCCTAACGTGGTTGTCCCGGCTTTAAAGCTACCCGTTGCAATAGTGGTTGTAGCTGTGTCTGTGTCCAGAGTAATACGACTTTTGACAACACCAGACATATCACGGGCATCAAGATAGAGAATCGCGCCGCCAGTAGTTGTTACGGTTGTCGAAACGTTACCACGAATCACACCACTATAAGGATCTGCTGTTTTAGAACCTTCCTGAAATCCGATATTACCAATAGAAATATTGGCAGAAGGAAGGGAATTGCTCGATATTACATCAGTTTTGATTATGCGGAAATAGGGTGAATTGGATCCGCCCGCCCTTTGAACCGACATACGATAATTTGCATCTACCTGATTTGCCTGAACAGTTTTGGTAGTGGTAAGGTCATATACAGAAGTTACCGCACCGCCCAATACACCGCCGCCTAATTCTGCCAGTGTGGGCTTATCGTCTTCGGTGTAGATCTTTGCAGATTTAACAAACTTCCCACCAGCACCATAACGATAAACATATGCTTTATTTCCAACTGAACCCGCTTCAAAAGCGATACCGCGAGCATCAGCAGCCGTTTTCACCAGTGGGTTAGCAACGTGAATGCTCATGTTGTTTAGCGCGTTTGCTGCCTGATTCATTCTGTAGAAACCGGAATACTTCATTGAAGTATCAGATGTCGAAGCCGTTCCGTCTACTGCGTTACTAAGAATATAACCTTCCGAGTGAAGATTACCCACTGTAGAAACATAACGGTTATCCGCTTCAGATTTTGAATAATAAGTTGCGGTTGCATCTGCTTTTTTCAAAAATGCCGAATCAGTTTGCGTTTTTGTGTAATGATTCGTGGTTGCGTCAGTTTTTGAAAGATATTTGCCGTCTGCTTGCGTCTTGGAATAATAATCAGTTGCAACGTCAGCAGGGGTTGTATAACCCGTATCCAGCATCGATGCTTTAATCTTACCATTAGCATCAACCAGAACTTCATTACTGGCGTTAACCAAAGGGGAGCGTAGTTTAACGTTCCGTGTTGAATGCCCGTTTGTGGTTCCGCCTAATTCCAGATCGCCAGTGGTTGTCCCGGTCTTTCCACCTGAAAGGATTACATTACCATTTCCATCATCACTTAGGATCTTGTTACTGTCTTTACCCTGGATTTCACCACCAGCAAGCGGGTTAAGCGCCATTTTGCCTGAAGTAATGTTTACCCGGTCGGCGGTGATTTCTAAGTCGTTACCGTTGCCCTTAATCTGGTATGATTTTGTGGCCGTGACGCCCATTTTAATTATAGGGGTTGCATTACCACTACCAATAGTTAATTCAGCCGTAGCGCCCGTAATATTCGCTTTATTTGCAATGGTTACGCCACCGTTTAGGGTCGTCGCGCCGCCAGTTACCAAGCTGCCAGCAATATTTAATTTATCCGCTGTTTCTGGATTACCTAATTCAATAATGCCGCCAGCATCGTTTTTTGTGTAAATCTTGCGATCAGGAAAATTAACAAGTAATTCACCTTCGAGGATTTGCGCCGCAGTCGGTTTTTGACCCGCTGTCTTAGTTCGACGCATTTGTATTTTAGCCATATAATTTACCCGTATACGTTTATCATATACGGGTATTTATGGTTACAAATATCCGAGATCGATTACATCATTTAAATCAATAGCGCCAATATCCGCCGCTGAAGGTCTGTAACCAGCGTGATATATTGCGTTGCCATTAATCTTAATATTAGCGTAACTTAAAGCAGAAGTTTTAATATTGAATTCGGTTAAATCGACTCCGTTATAACCAGTCAACCATATCGACTGGATAGACGGATCGGTTGCCCCCGCTACGTTGCCTGCCTGAATATATCCCCGGTTATTGGAAGACGTGAAACGAATCGATGTATTGTTCTGGTTAATAACCAGGTTGCCAGTCATCGTGTCACCAGTTTTTTTAACGTGGGTTTTATCGACTGCGTTAGTGTAATTGCGGTCGTTAAGCATGATCGCGGTATTCGTGCCACCGTCATAGCTCATTGTGATCCCGTTCCAGCCTGCCGCCAGTGTGGATCTCAACTGAACGTTTTTGTTGGTATCACCAAACGCTATGTTACTGCCGTCTACAGCAGCAGCTTTAACACCACCAACGGAAACGTCACCAGTAACCGCCAGATTTCGTCCAACGGAAACGTCACGCAAAACAGCTACGTCCCCAGCGGAGGTAAATTTAGCGGTGTTTGCGGTTCCGCCGACAATAGTTAATGAATCAATCTTATCGGTAACAACTTTCCAGTTGTTTCTGGAGCTGGAAGAACTACCCGCGAACATAATAATACTGCTTACAGCATTAGCGCCATCCACACCAACCGTAACCGATGTTTTGCCCGTCAGGGTATTAGCGGTTACTGCGTTCGTTGCTGTGAAGTTTGGCGCGGTTAAGTCGCCGCTCATGGTATCGCCAGTAAGTTTTACCGCGCCGATTTCGGGCGGGGTAGGTTTCTCAGCGCTGGTGTAAACCTTATACCAGTCAGTTTTGTTTCCGTCGCCAGTGATATTACGAACCCGGATGAACGGCGATCCTGAACAGTTGATAACCAGTTGAGATCCGGCCTGTTCTGAGTCCTGTACAGCGATTGCAGCAGCGCCAGCCCCAAACGGATTGTTTGTATCAGTTGCCTTGAACTGTAAGAACCGGTTCCCGGATAGTTTGTTAGTATCCAGGACGCCGGGAAAGTCATCAGTACCAGCGCCAACGCCGAAGTCACCCGTAAGTAACGGATCGCCAACGCGCATTAGGCCAGATTCAAGCGCATTCGTTACGCTAAGGGTATACGTTCGCGTAACCGCAGAATCATCACCGCCTGTATCATGGGAGGCTACCGGAATCGCTTCGTAAAGTTCGTAGTAATGCACTTTCGGCTGATCACCAGTGCTCATTTCATATGTGTTTCTGAACCTGAGATCGGTTTTATTCAAAATTGCTTCGTCTAAAAGTTCATGAGTATGATCGCCGTTCGGATCAATATAAACAGATAACTCAACATCATTTAACGACTGATTTCCGACCATTTTTGAAATATAGTCAGAATCATATGTTTCGATTTCTTGAACTTCTGTCTGACGGCCTAACGATGGAAACGAAACAACATTATTAATTAAGATAAACTTTGGATCGGTTGCGGTAGGCGCGTCGGTAACATCATCACTAACAGCGACTGTGCCGACCGCACCAGAGAAAATATCTGGTTTTAATTTTGGGTCAACAGGGGATGTAATAGGAAGCATTTATTAATTCCTTTTGTAGTAATATGAGAATTCAAGCGTGACAGATGCCATAACATGACCATCGCTCGCTTCATCGATATAAGATGTATCAGAACTGACCGGATTAATTGAATTGATCCTAATTTCATCGGTGAAAAGGGAAGGGGTGAGATCCATAAGTTTTGAAATAACATGGTGAACACCTGTTTCGTTGATTTCTGAGAATACGACAACATCAACGGTTAACGTTGCGATCAGCGATTTAGAATTTAACTGGATCGGTTGAAATGATTCTGTTAACCCCACTACCCACGCTTGCACTTCCTGTTTAACACCAGATTTAAACTGGTCAACAACTTTTAATTTCCAGTCGTCAGCCATTATCGATTCAAGTTTTCGCTTAATCTGGATGCGCGGGAGTGTATCAGATGTATTTTCCACGTTTCACCCCGTCACCTTTGAAGTTTAAATGTGCGTTAATGATCCCTGAATTGTCATCGTCAATATATCCAACTTCATAACGTTTAGAATCGATAATAACAATGTCGTTTTGTTCAACTTTACCTTGTTGACAAGTTAGTTTTGTCGTTTGTGAAATCTGGCCCTGATTCTCTATTAAAGACTGTTCGTAAATTGCGCGAACGTTTGAACCGTCCTCTTTTTGATATACGTCGCCAAACTTTAAAAGTTTATCAATCTGACTTTGTGAAAATTTAATCATAAAATACCCTCTTTATATTTTATTATTTAAGGGCATAAAAAAAGCGCCCCTGAAGGAGCGCTTAATTTAAGAGAAGATATTATTACGGGCCAACTTTAGGAACCAGCACCTTCAGCGCGTCATCATGACGGTAGCCAACATCAGCGTTCAGCCAGATACGCGGCACAATAGCGCCTTGTGAACGGTAAGTGGTATCGTCCATATCCAGTTCAACGGAACCCCAGGAACCCAGAACGATGTTTGACCAGTCGCCTACGTAAATCTTGTTATCACCAACCAGACCAGTAGTTTCAACAGGCAGGCCACACATAGTGTTTGTAATCTCATCTACGATGTAACCCGGTACACCAGCAGTTTTCAGCGTGGTCATAAGAGCCGCTTTGGTGGCGTCGGTCATGACACAGGTCATAGACTCATAGAAGCCCGCATCACGCATTTTCGCGATTTCCGCCAGGATCTCTTCGTATTTATAAGAAGTAGATTTAAGCGCTGTAGCAGAGAACATGTCGTTGATTGATTTCGGCGCTTTAGCAGTGTTAACACCAGCAGCCGCAAAAAGGGTTTTTTCCAGTGCAATCTGTGAACCACGCATGATGTGTTCAACCACGATACGTTCCAGATCCGGTACAGTTTGCAGACTGTATTTGGACATCGGAACACCACCGGAGAAGTTTTTCGGGGTCATTGTGAAACTTTCGACCGCAATATCAGTTTCCGGGCCTGCTCCGTTCTCGTCCACCCAGCCAAAAGAATCAACAGCATTTTTAGACATTTTCGGCAGTGTTAATGGAGTTGTCAGGTTGTCGTATTTGGTGATGTTCAGTCGACCCAGAACGGAACGTTGCAGAACCACATCAAGGAACGAGGACATATCCAGACCATCCGGGGTGATCTTCGCTACTTTACTTGCGGTCACACCAGCACCAGCAGCACGGGCCAGAGCATTACCAGGAATGAAAATACCACCATGATTAGAAGTAGCATTACGTGCCAGTTCCTGATGAACTTCGAGTTCACGACCGTTCAGGGTGCCACCGTTCATTTTCGCGCGGATCGCTTTACCGAGATTGTAATCCTTCATCAGGTTCTGTTCGGTATCGCGGCTACGGGTTGCGCGGTATACCGGGCGCACAGGTTTAGCGCGTTTACCCTCACGCATTGCCTTAATTGAACGAACTTCTTCTTCAGTCAGTTCAATTTTTTCTTCTTCTTCGGGTTCTTCTTCTTCAACAACTTCTTCTTCGCGTTTTGCGCGCATCTTACGAATTTCCTCGATCTCGTCTGGTGTGAGTTCGAGTTCTTCAATCTGTTCATCTTCGTCTTTGATGATTTCATCAGCCATTTTTGGAATCTCTTTATTAGTTTCAGCGTTGCGCTGTATGTTTTTATTTAGGGAAAGTTTTATTTCGCTTTTTTCAGGTTTATTACGGTTAATTCCCACGGTGTCTGAAGCCGGAACTGAAACAACAGAAACCTCATACGGCGCGAAATAAGCCATAAGGTCTTCACCAATTAATTCGTATTCAGTAAGGTCGTAACCAAAAGAAATTTTTGAAAGCGTTCCTTCGATTATTTTTAAACGGACTTCATTAGTTAGATCGCCCACAGCCGAAAATTGAATTTGGCAACGGCCTACACCATCGGGGTCAATTCGTGCAGAACCTTCAACCACCTTTCCAATCGGTAATTCGTGGTTATGTTGATATAAAAGAGGCGCACCGTTGTTTAGTCGGCTTAGGTCAATCTTTGCCGGGTTGTCATGGCGTAATATTTCGTTAACCAGAATCGGATATCCGTTATCGTCTAAAAACTCCCGGACTACGGGTGTTTCATCGGAAAAAGCGATATCGAAAATATACTGTTCTTGATCACCACCAGAGGACAACCCCGACAAATTACGCCGGAGTTGTTTTTTACTCATGTGTTTTCCTTATTGCTGAATCACGTCATTATTTAGTGAATCATTTTCAGGAGGAATGTCTTCTGGTGTTATGGTGTGAGTATCAGCATCGATTTCTTCATCTACTTTTTGCGGATCGCCACCGATAGCAATAATTGCTTCATGGCGTGACATAAATTTATTGCGAACAGCTACTTCATAAGCCTGATATTCTTTAATCGGGTCTACGGACTTCATACCCTCGCCTGAAAAGGTTGTGTTGAAAATCACGTCATCAACCGCTTTTTGAGTCAGTGGCAAAACATCATCATCAATACAGCAACGTAAAAACTCTTCGAACAAAGGAATAATTACCTGTTCTTTCAGTTTGTCGCGCAAAATAGCAAACCGTGCATTAGTCTGGAGTTGTCCGAACCGTGCTGAACTGAAATTAACATTTTTGGTTGAGTTCAAAAGAGCGTTCGAATAAACTCCCAGGCCAGCGGCAATCTGCTCAATAGTAGATTCCGCGAAACTCTCGTAAGAATCTCCGTTGGAGTTGGCTGTAACGCTTTTTGCCGAATAACCCGCCGGAAGTTCCATGATCAAACCAGGCGACATTTCCTGAGTAATTTCTTCATGGTTATCTTCGTCATCATCAAGCATCGAATCCTGTGATTTATCGCGCTCTAAGAACGTCATTGAAGCAGCGGTGATTTGCTTTTGTACCAGTGAAGCAAAGGTAAAGTCGTTCAGGTGATTCATCAGGTTCATCGACGCGAGAAAATCAGTTACGCCCCTGTATGAATCAGGTAATACCCCGTCAAAATGATGCAAAATTTCTTCTGCCGGGATACGCTGTGAAGTGCCGGAATAAGTCTGGGTTAAAATATCGAAATCACGTAGCCAGTAAGCAACAACCTCATTAGTATCAATATCGAATTCAATACCCTGATAAATGACGGTATCCGGTTCTTCACCTTGTTTGGTTAAATTTCGGTCTACACGTTCAGACGGAATAATTTCTACCCTGATTCCTTCTTCAAAACGATGAATTCGAATAAAAGTTTCACCATCGATAATCCGGGCTTTACTCACTTCACGCAAAAATTGCTTAAAAGTGAATTTTTTATTCAGTGAAAATCGTTTCGGGTTTTCTGCGAACTTCAACCATTCGTCACTGATACGTTTATTCAGGGCAATGTTCAGTTCACCTTTTCGGTTTACCAGCGAAACCGTCGGGTTAATTCCCTTAGAGCCTACAACGCCGTCAGTAACAACACGAATATAGTTAGCTGCCAGGGGATTATTCACAACGAGATCACGCGCCTGGAACATCACCTGTTGCTGTTGATAAGCACCGATAGCACGGTTAATAGGGGCGGTAATACCATCACTGGACGAACCCGAAATACGGTTCGTATTAATGCCTAATGCCCGTTTAAAAAATCCTGTCCCAACGGGAGAAACAATCCGGGAAAGCGCCTTACGGAATTGTCTGTGTTGCTTTGGTGTGTCTGGATGCAAAATAGCTGTATTTGGTTTTTTGCGAAACCTGTTAATAAAATTAAACATGGTTAAGCCCTTGTAAATTTAACTTTGATTGCGGTAATAGGTGATTTGCCCTGTTTAGCGCGTTTGGTTCTGAGCGATTGAGCAAGTTGTGTCCGTAGTGAATCGGATAATGCAACCAAATCGGCAAGGGACGAATAAACGAGTGTTTTCGAATTAATACTGAGTTGAGTTAATACACCCTGATCATCTTCCAGCTTTGCGGAAATAACCTGATCAATCAGTTTTAATTGCTCACGTAGGGTATCAACGCGATCTTCTTTATCAAACAAACCGATAATTTTTAAAGGCATAATACGGATAATGTCACCGCTATGATTTAAAGCGGTAATCAAATACTTTCCTGTTTCTAATTGGGTTGACGGAAAAGTGATAAACTGTTCACCATTATTAGTTCTGGCAAATACGGTTTTTTCATTCTGGTCAATAACAGAAAAGGACTCCGCATCGGTAAGTCCATCAAAAGTGATCGGTTGTCCTTTTCTGACGGTAATTTGTGGTGTCATATAAAAGCCCTGTATTCTTTGAATCATATAGGCTATTTATTGATGTTTTTAACGCCGCGAAATCCATCCGGTTTGTTTTGGCCTTCGTGAAACAGGGCGATCTGGTTTCAAAACTTTCCTTTCTGGTTCAGGTTGTTTTGTAGATATAAATTTTAACGGTTCCTGTGGGGTTAAATCGTCCTCTGTGGCCTTTTCGGGTTCACAGGTAGGGTTAACATCATCAGCGTTAATACGTGCCTTGTAAGCCCTTAATTTTTCCCATTTGGTTTTCCTGAGCACCTGGTTCATTGCACAAATGGAATAGACGAGGCAATCAAGTGCTTCGTTTCGTTCTTTTCCTTTCGACAATACCCAGCGAACACCAGTACCCATCTTTTTTAATTCTTCAGAAAGAAGCTGTTCGGCCCAATCGTCCGGGACGTCGCTAGTGATCAGAAATTTTGTTGAAGCCGTAGCGTTAATGTTTCGGTTCAGAAGTTCACGCACTACAGTTTTTCCGGTCGATACGCCCAGAACATAGAGTTCCTGACCACCAATACGACTAGCTTTTTCAGGTATTAACGGTGCTGTAAATGTGCTTGAACCCTTGATCGCGTGTAGTTTGCTGTAACGGTTACAGTTGCGATAAACGGTGCTAGTTGCTTTCCCGTTCGAACTGTCTAAATTGCACCACAACATAGGGATTTTATTGCCGTTTACGTCCCTGAAATCATTTTTCAGAAAGTTGATTAATTTTGTGTAAGCGGGAGATTGCACACGTTCGCAATTAATATCGTAAAAACTTTGATGAGAAAGCAGGTAGATATTCTTTTCACTTACACCGAGTAAAGTTAATTCAAGCCGATCAAGTTGCTGATCACAGCCACCAGCAATAAAGAGTGTGTCAGCGGGAATATTGGTAAGACTGATATCCGTTTTAAGTTTTTCAATTGCTTCAACACCAGGATCTTCAATCAAATCACTGTAAGTTTCGCCTAACGAAGTCTGGTAAAAGGTTTGAAGACTGAAATTTTGATAACAATCTGCGTAATCCTGTACGATACTTTTAATTGTTGCCATAGGGCTATATAAACGACTCAGATGAAAGCCCGCAACGGTTGACATAGGGTTATGTGCCTTGAACTTCCCACGGCTTACGGCCCGCAATCTATCACCCTCTGACCATGCTTTTTTACATTCGGGACAGTGGTATTTAGCGGTACCGACATTAGGTAATCTTTTACCCTGAACCTGATGCCATTCGAATTTAACGTTTTCCCATTTTAATACGTGTTGGTGATCGCAATGCGGGCAGGGTACATAAAAGTAACGCTGATCCGATGCCTGGAAATTTTTATCAATGGGATCATCTTTTGATGTTGGCGTACTGGACAAAACAATAACTACATCTTCACCAAAAGCAGTACTGCGTTGTTCAGCGATGAGTACGGGATCCCCTTCGATTTCCGATGATGATACTGGCACGGCTGATATTTCATCTAATAAAATGGTTTGCAAAGTTTTTCCACGAAGGTGTTTGGGACTGCCTAAACTCATCATGTAAATGAATTGACCAGATTTAAGCTGTATTTGGCTTAAGTTATTAACTGCTTCTTTATCATTCTTGTTTGTCACCATCTCCGCTAAACAAGGTGTTTGTTGAATCGTTGGTTTAATCTTGGAATTTATCCACTGATTTAATTCCCGTACAGAGGCTTGCAAAACCCCTATGTTGTTTCCAGAATGTTTCATCTGGTAAAAAAGAATACCGTTCAGGATTGAAGTTTTTCCTATCTGTGCGCTGGTTTTAAAAACAATTTTGCGTTTCCCTTCCTGAATAGCGTCGATCATTTCTTTCTGGAATGGGAACAGCTTTAATTTTTGTCCTAATTGCGGGCCATCAACAACGGTCAAATTAGCTTCGCACCATTCGGATGGAGATAGAACAGGCGGCGGTTGAATAAACGTTGAACACGCTTTGAAAATATTTTTTAACTTATCAATATTGGTCATGTTAATTCCTCTCTGACCAATATTTATTGCGAAAAAAAGCCCCGGCTTTTCAGGGCTGGGGCAATGAATAAGGTAAGGAAACGATGTTATGTCTAAGAACATCCAAAACGACACCCGGAAAATACCGTTTTGGATGCCCTTATATTAAGAGCTATCCATGCGGGGTTTAATCACCGCCTCTTTTGTAAATTTATTTATGCCAGTTTTTCACGATATGTTTTCTTAAAGATATCTACCAACTGTTCCCGACTATAAGTTTTGTCCACGTCGATTCCCTCTTCCCGGAGTTCCTTGATCATTCGTTCCCTGGTAAAACGCGCAAACTTTTTACTTTCGTCCAGAACAAACGACGGATGAATGGGATTGGTTGAGTAGTCTTTACGCCAGTACGCCGCCAACCCTTCGAGGACATCAGCAAAATCGACACGGTTCCGGTATCCGGCGCGATACATGATGTTCAAACATCTACCCTCGAACGTATTACAGGACGCACACAAAAGCTGTCTGACGTGGCCTGTATAATGTGAATGGTCTAAACATGCCTTGTTCACTGATTCCAGTGGTAGGATGCATACGGCGCATTTACCATTCTGTTTATCAAAGAGGATCTGTTTGAATTTGAGTGCGGTCTTCTGAGTTAGAATTGCCATATAAAAATTTCCTCATATGGCAATATTTATGGGATGATTTATCCGGCCCGTTCCGTTGGTCGAAGGGGTGTTTGTTGGGTGACTGGCGGAACGGGTTCGATCATTTGTTAGCAGGCTTAGGGTTGTTTTTGCGCCATCGCTGCCAGAACCCGTATTCTTGTTTTATGTTCGAAATTTTTGTGACTTTATTGTTTTTGGTAGTAGGTGGATTCGCAATGATGCTTTCAAGCGATTCCCCTGCATCAAGTCGTGCGTATATTTTGTAATCGGCTGCATTGGCATTAGTTGGTTCTGCCTTACCATGACTCATTGTTATTCCTTTGTGTTCTGAAAGCCAACCACCAGTATCGAACGGAATAATTTTGCCAGCAAGAACATTATTACAGATGAATATTAATTCAATTAAATGAATGACTATTCAATTTTTGAAAGGATTTCAAAGGCAATTTGTTACTTTAGATCCCCTGTGATGCCGATTCCTTCATTCAATTTGTTACTTTAGATACCCTGAGAGGCCCGGTATCACTGGCTTCGTCACCTAAACAATATACATAATTAGCCATTCATAATCATTCATTGAATATTCAAGAAATAATCTGGAGGGGCGAAGCCCCGACATCGCGAAGCGACAATGATCATTACGTAGTATTACTATGAATTGATCATTTAAATTATTGCTAAGTTATTAATATTTTTACGTAATGATTATTATTAATAGTTAGCATCTTCGGCTTCGCCTTGATGCACTCGCTTCGCTCGTAAATTTGAAGTGATATGAAATGGATCTGGAGGGGCGAAGCCCCGACATCGCGAAGCGACAACGTAATATCACAAAAAATATTAAATTTAATCTAATGTTAAAATGTCCACTTTTCTCTAATATATAATTATATATAAGACAATAGACATTACTACTTTCAAGTATCGATCATTGTTAATGGATAGATTTCTTCGCTTCGCTCGAAATCCTTCGGCCTACGGCCTCAGTGTTATTTTTTAAATTCTTCATGAATGAGGTTTTGAGAGGGTTTTAAATAAAGGTAAGGAAAGGTATTAGGATTAGGTTTAAATCGTTTCTGGTTCGATTTAGAAGGGTTCTGAGTGGGTTTAAATTATGAGTTCTGAGATATGAATTCACAGGTCAGAATTATATTGATCTGAATCAATGTTGATGTGTGTGTAAACTAACCATTCTTAGTATGAATTTCAAGGTTATAATAAAATAAATATTTTGAGTGATCGGTTTGACTTCATAATAAAAAACTTTATGATTGAATTCATCGGTAACTGGTGTTCTATAAATACAGTTACGAAGAGTAAAGAGAATCCCTTCTCTTACTAAAAAATTGATAAGACCGTTGCCTTAGAACCCTTCGAGAGTTCATGTGTAAGCACTGGAGTAGTGTTTCATGATGAATTTTTGATTCTGGTTCATCTGATTAAAAGTTGTTCGGTTAAACTATTAATTTCTCGAAAACATTGACTTTGATCAATGTTTATATCGTGCTGATTAATATTCGAACAAAACTTAAAATAACACCCTATAAATACATGTATGAATCAAAAACTGATTCTGAACATAACGCCTACGGGCGTATTATTTGAACTGAATAAAAAAATGGAAATTAATCTATGAAACTGAATTTAGCAAAACTGAAAGTTATCGCCCCTGAGTATCTGGCAGCGAACAAAAACGAAAAGCCAGCCATTCTTGAAAAATACGGTATTGCGCGAAGCACATTATACGCAGCAATTAAACGTTATAATCTGGATGTCGTAAAGCAAGTAACGTTAGCGTAATAATGTAAAAAAGCCCCAGCCATAAGGCCAGGGCATCGGTAGTAAAAACTTGTGAGGATTAAATTATGTATACCAACTTAACCAATTTTATTTATAAGGGTTCTTCAAACAATGAACAAATTAAACTTAGTAGAAAACAACACCGTCACCGTTAATCAGGCTGTTAGCGCGAACAATATCGTAATGATGAGTTCGAAAGAATTAACCGAAGTGATCAATCAGAACAAAGATCATCAAAAGGTTACCAATGATATCAGACACGATACCGTTATTCGTGCAATTGAAACCATGTTGAAAAATCTGGGGCATTCCACCTTACAGTGTCATGATAAAAATCAACAACTTATAGTTATTCCCGGCGTTATTCTAAAAACTGACTATCGCGGATACAAAGAAGAATATTTGTTAGATAAAAAGCATTCGATGTGTTTGGTTGCTGGATACAGCACCGCGATCCGAATGGGTGTTATTGAACGTCTCGAAGAACTGGAAGCCCAACAGAAACCAGCCTTTGCAATTCCTCAGAGTTTTGCAGAAGCGTTAATGTTAGCGGGTAAACTGGAAGCGGAACGTGCGCAACTGGAACTGGAAAACAAAGAGAAAGAACAGTTGCTGATCCAGCAGGAAGAAGAACACGAAACCTTCCTTGATGTGTTTTTTGATGATAATAAAGCGATCAATATCGGTACGTTCGCGAAGATCACTGGAGTGTTCGGTAAAATCCAGATGTTTGAGTATTTGCGCAATTCCGGCGTGATGATGCAATCGAACGGGAACGAACCATACCAGCAATATATGAAACACTTCAAAATCTGCGGAATTCATAAAACTCCACTGTTGAAATGTTCAAGCGCTAAATGGTTATTAAACCGTATGGTTAAAGACAACCTGATTTCGAAATCAAAAAAAGAATGGTGTTACGACGAAATCAAAGCTAAGTATTCAAATGATCTTGATGCTGTGTTAGCCGCAGCAATGTAAATGAAAAATCCCCCGTTACGAGCGGGGGCTTATGAGGAAAATATAATGACTGTAACTTAATTAAACGGCATTGCGAGTGCCGCTAACAATAACAACAAAGGTACTTACAATGAAATTCAACTTACGTATTCAGGACGGGAAGAAATATTTCAATGACTGCTTGTCATACTATTACATCGGAACGAGCAACCCGCAATCTATTGACCGTCTTTCTTCTTTGTCTCCTGTAACTATTTACGGTGGCAATTTTAAAGAGGTTAAGAAAAACATGCGGGCAGAATTTAAGAAAGAAGGAACACCAGAATAAGAAATGACAGCCGCGTTAAGAAAGCGATTCACCTTGATTGAACAAAAGGTCGCTGAGTTGATGATGGACGGTGAATCAATCTACCGCGTTTATTTCCATTTTAATAACGCAATGAGTAAGGCAATGGTGATCGTGTGCTTAGGAGTGCATACAGGCGCAATGACAGGAATCGAAAAGGGGCGCGTTATCGTATCAGGTGTGGATACCATAATTGAACAGGATCATTTTGTTCATGGTAATCGTTGCGATTATTACGCTGGGTTATGGAACTATCACCAAAGCAAAAACGATAAACATTTTATTAACGTTGATTGCACCCGCCGCCAGGACGAGAAACCGTTAGCATACCGGGGCAAATAAAGAGAAATCATGAATACAAACGAACAAAAATTAACCCGTGGTCACGCTGGTAAAAAACGTAAACAGGAACGCGCCAGAGAGCTGATAGGAACCCGGTATGATTCAAAGGATGGACAATTTGAAATCATCGGCTATGAGGGCAATACACGCGTTACTGTAAGGTTTACAGCAACAGGGTACGAAACGGTAACATCGATGTATTGTGTTCAACAGGGAAGGGTACACGACCGTTATCGTCCGGCGATCTGCGGAATAGGGTATATCGATGACCGTTTTCCTGTTGAACCTAAGATCCGCCAGAAAGCGTACATAATGTGGCACGCAATGCTAAAGCGTTGCACCGATCCAGACAATCACAACTATAACGATGTGACCGTAGACTGCCGGTGGCACAGCTTCAAAAAATTTTTTGAGGATATTCAACAATTAGAAGGGTACGACCGCTGGTTAACCGAACGGTATATTGCCTTGGACAAAGACATCAAAGTTAAAGGGAACCGGGTATACGCTAAAGAATTCTGTAAGTTCGTTACAGTAGGCGAAAACGCGTTTGACGCGGTAGCCCGTAAGATGGAAAAGCAGTGGATAGCAAAGCAACAGAAGCCAAAACCTGAACCTGTTTCGGTATTATCCGTGCAATGGTAGCCCCGATTAGGGGCTAACCGAACAATATAATAAGGCAGCAACAAAAGAAAAAGAATTCAACCATTTTCGTTCTCCTCGAAGAAATCGGGTTCGTCGTCGTGCACGATATCCGGTTCTGTTATTACCGGAACAGGTTCAGCCGGATATGTGGTTTCGTTGTCTTCGCTGATATCGGTTAGAACAGGTTCATCAAAGAAACTATCAGATTCCATCACTGCCCCGATCTCGTTTAAACGCTCCACAATGACACGCTGAAGGGCTTCTTTTAACGATCTGGTGTCGGTGGCTTGTTCAAGAAGAAAGCGGGCCTGTGTTGTCGAAATTTGGGTCATCGACGTTCGGACTTGTGAACAGTATTTCGATAATGCAGCCTGAACCAGGGCAACAGGTATTAACGAACCAGCTTGAGATCGTTCATCCATTTCCGCGATTCGGGCTTCGGCCTCTGCCCGTTTCAGTTTTGCGAGTTTAAGTTTTTCGGACGCGTCCAGATCCTTGAGCGGATCCAGAATATTTTTCACAATCCAGTCTGTTGAATCTTTCTCTGGATATTTTTTCTTATTGGTATCGTATGGTATCCCGCGCTCACGCCATTTCTGAACACCTTGGATACTGAAACCATATCGACGGGCAATTTCGGATGCGGTAATAAAATTTTGTTCCATTTGCGTAATCTCTGTTTGAAATATTTCGCAAGGTTTACCCTTACTGGATTTATTTATACCGGGAAAAAGCGGGCTAATTATTTGAGTGTGAATTGAACGTTTTCGTGAAAGTTGTATTACTAATTGGTTTCATTCGAAGAAGTTTTACTACTGTGCGAAACCTTCAAAATTCATGAAAAATCTTGGGTAATATTTTGATAGGTTCTGGCTATTGTAACTTAACCAACTTTAAAAAAATATATATGACTCAAAAACCGTGGGCTTGAAGTTACGCATTTTTCTAATCGCCAGGAAGAACCTAAAAAAATTTTGAACAAAACCGCATTAACCGTTATTCATTCATATTATTATGGTGCTTTCACGTTTTCGCAGGGAAGGACATGAATCCAGATTTTATTGTTCCATTAATCGGCTTATGCGCAATCATTTGTGGCGTTACTATGTATTTTTTATACAGAGCAAATGAACTAGATAGATTAGGAAGGAGTTTGATTTTAGCCTCCCTTGCACTTTTTGTGTATCTGAACCATTTTGTTCTTAGATTCATAATACAACGACTTGCCGACAAATCAGGTTTTGTTAGTGTATACGACAACACTTATTTATCTGAGATTATTTATAATCTTACCTGTGTAATGGTTTCTTATATTTTGACGTCTTCTTTTGGTGGTTATCTGGGGGCGAAGAGAAAATTTAAAAACAAACAAGGTTCAAAATAAAATTATTTTTGTCCCATACTTTGCTGTGCATATGGGACTTGTCATATGTTTTATCTTTGAATTATTAGAAATGATCAGTTTTCTACGTAATCATCTGACGTGATACGACTAACCCAGTCGAACATAATTTGCGTATGATTACCGTTGGGTTTAACTAGTCCAACCTGACAGGCGTTAACACCAGTTGTTTTCCCCTCAATAACACGGCCATCAATCATATAAACTCGTATTCCTACGCCCTGCTGAAAGCATTTATTACATATGGAGAAAAAGTCTTTACGTGTAGGTTCGGTAACGGAAGAGTTGAATTGTTCTGGTTCAATCAGATACGGTTTAACGTCTGAATCAACAGGCAGTTCTTCTAACGACGCGATGTATTCCATCGAAATTTTTATCCGCTTCGTGCCTTTGGGTCTGCTTGAGGCGTAGATAACATTCTCTTCAGGATAAAACTTTGCGACGTAACCAATGATTGATAACCCATTGCAACTTACCATTTTGACCGGAACGTCATTAAACCGCAGAAACTGAAGCCTTCTGGATAAAAGAGAATAATCGCGAGGCCAAACTTCCGCGTCCCGTCCGTATGTGATGTCGTTAACCATTAAGCAATACCTAAAACCAAATCATTACGATAAACAAAATTTACATATAAAAAAACCCCACCGAAGCGGGGTTTATCAAGGTTATGCGAATTAACGCAGCAGAGACAGAACGTTCTGGGTAACCTGGTTAGCCTGTGCCAGTACAGAAGTACCTGCCTGTTGCAGGATCTGCGCACGGGACATGTTGGATACTTCGGTCGCGTAGTCAGCATCTTCGATACGGCTACGAGCAGAAGTCAGGTTGTTAACGGTGTTGCCCAGGTTGGTGATGGTAGAATCGAAACGGTTCTGTACTGCACCCAGGTCGGAACGCAGTGCGTCAACTTTAGCCAGAGCGTCATCCAGCGCTTTCAGCGGATCGGTAGTGGATGTGGACTTGGTGGTGGCTTCAGTAGTAAGTTTACCGTCTTCAGTCTGGTAAATTTTTGAGCCTGTGCTGTTGGTGACAGCACCATTTGAGTGCGCGTAGTATTTGACGTTTTCTTTGTCTACGTTAGTCAGTTTACCTTCGATATCTGTATAAGTATCAACAGCTGCACCAACGCCCGTGCCATCCGCATCAAATTTCACAGTTCCAGCGGTAACTGAATATACACCAGCGCCTGTGCCGTCAGTAACTGTGAAATCACCAGTACTGATGTCTTTTGCCATTTCAGTAGCAGAAACTTTCGCACCAGTTACGTTTACTGATGTGTTAGACGGAGTAGTGATTGCATCTCTTGCAATCTCACCGGCTGTTATACCCGCTGCATCAGCCGCAGCTTTTGCGGTCCCTGTAGCGAAAGTAGTTGCAGCGGCTTCAGCAAGAGCAGCATCACCACCATTGATCGCAAACTCAGCATCATAAGTTGTTTTATAATCTGCATTATATTTAGCAGCATAAGCATCATCATATGCGGTTTTATAATCAGCTGCATAAGCAACTGCTTTGTGCATTTCAGCACTTCCGCCTGCTGAAGTAATTTTGGTGCCATTCACTTCAATAGTCGCGCTTACAGCTGTTGCAACAGTATTACCATAAGCGTCTTTACCAGAAGTATCAGTATTAGCGATCAGGTTATCCCAAGTCGCCGCTTTAGTATCACCGTTCCCCGTTTGGGTCAAGTTGCCTTTCACATCCAAATAAAGCGCTTTGCCATCAGTGGAGGTGATAGTGCCGTCCTTGCTTACTTTTACATCTTGGGAGCTTGCGCCTATGGTCACTTTTGCTGTGAAGGAGTCGCCAGCGTTAGGAGCAAATTTATTCAGGGCATTTGTAGAAGAAACTCCATTCGCGTTAAAGCTATACGATTTGCTCGCAGCGTCGTAAGTGTAGTTACCACCTGTAGCTGCTACGCCCAGACCATTACCGGTACCCGCAAAATTTAATGTGCTTTTATCTTTAACGCTCGCCATAACATCAGAGGCAGTAGCTTTGGCATTATCAACATCTTTATCAAACGTAATCGTGCCGTCCGCGGTAGCGGATGATGCTTTATTAAAGCCAGCCAGAGTTAAGCTGTCAGCGGTTGCCGCTTTGTTAGCCACTTCACCTTTACCGTTCACGTTGAAGCCAGTCAGGCCCAGAGTGCTGGAGGTAATTTCTTTCAGGTCGATAGTGATGGTTTCGCCATCGTTTGCACCAACCTGGATTTTCATGGAGCTATCAGAAGCCAGCACTTTCACGCCGTTGAACTGAGTCTGACCGGATACGCGGTCGATTTCGCCCAGACGCTGGGTGATTTCATTCTGGATAGAGTCCAGGTCGGACTGGGAGTTGGTGCCGTTGGTTGCCTGAACTGACAGTTCACGAACACGTTGTAAGTTGTTGTTGATTTCAGACAGCGCGCCTTCAGTGGTCTGAGCGATGGAGATACCATCGTTGGCGTTACGGGAAGCCTGAGTCAGACCTTTGATGTTGGAGGTGAAGCGGTTAGCAATCGCCTGGCCAGCGGCGTCGTCTTTAGCGCTGTTGATACGCAGACCGGAAGACAAACGCTCAATAGCGGAGCTAAGGGAAGACTGGGATTTGTTCAGGTTATTTTGAGTCAACAGCGACAGGCTGTTAGTGTTGATAACTTGTGCCATAAAATTTTCCTTTTAGATTTATTACGCCAGGCGTGCCTGTGTCACTACAAGTTATCGTCAGGTCAGTTTGAAACTTTATAAATTTTTTATCGCATTCTTTAATTTGTTGTTTTTGTTGACTATTCTCTAGCTGAAAAATGGGGGGATACGTATAACTCACTGTAAACTAAGGAATGTCATTGAAAGGTGGTTAGGGTTTTACATTGACGTCTTTCAGATTTCAAGGATTGCCATGTTCACTTAAACATTAACCATTACATACCGCATCTAGCATGAGTAGCATGTCATCGTCGCGTGTATCTTTAGATGAGGAATACAGGGTAACTGCGAACGCCTCGTTCCCATCAGGTAAAGTATAAAATAACGCCAGATTATAGAATGAAGGTGCAAGTGTTCCTGTTTTCCCACCTTGAACTCTTTCGTCCTGAAGCATCTCAACGGTGTTTTGTATTGGTATCAGACGTGGCTTGGGTCCGGCAACTTTAAGCACATGCTTTCGTTTACTCCAGGTATCCATAATTGCAGGGTATTTTACTGCTTCATACATCAATCGACCAATATCACGCGCACAAGTTCGCTGCCCTCTGGCCCCTAATCCATGAACGTTCATGAACGCAGATTCGAACATCCCTATGTCCATAGCTGTTTTATTCATTTCGTTTATGAATTTGGCAACACAAACAGAATCGATATGCTTTTCACTATCAGCAATGTTGAACAACAATCTTCCGAATGTTCGCGCTATGGCAGATGCGGTCATGTTACTTGAAGGCAAGAACATGTTATGCAAGGCATCCCAAAATGTAATCACGTCACCACATTGAAGGTTTGCACCTGAACCACCGCACTGCATATCAGATTCTCCGATTGTTACAGGTCTGTTCACATTGGAGTCGATACGTAAGGCTGTTATAGCAGTAAGAATTTTAGTAAGGGATGCCGGTTGCACTAACTTGAGTGGATTCATTTCGTATATCGCATCCTTAGCAGTCGGAACACTTGATGATGCTCTGTAAACAGCGGCACTTTTTGCGGTCAGTTGTAGCCCGGTTGAGTTAGCTTTCGACGGGATATGTATGTTGTCAACGTTCAC